TGTGGCACGATCTTGACGTGATCGAGCGGTTGTGGCACGCGCGCACGCGCACGCCAAGCTGCGTCGGTGTGCGATTTCGCGCTCAATCGTCATCCTCCACCTCGACTGCCTCGCCCTCGATGACGTCGCCTTCCACGCTGTTGAGCAGCAGCGCAGCCTGCGCGTGCAGGTCATTCACGCTGATGTTGACCGCGACATCACGCTGCCTCGTGTCATACTCTGACGACGCCTTCGCCGCCTTCCACTTGAGCACGTCGACCGCCAGCTTCGCGCTGTTCACGCTCGCCTCGTGCTGGTGTATCTCGTCAGCAATCTTCTGCGCCTGAGACGCGTAGAAATGCCCCGCCATCTGCTTGGCCTCCTCGTACCGCTGCGCACGTCCCTCGCCGGCAGCGATCCACTTGTGGAACAGGTGCCAGCCCACATCGTAGTGCTTGATCACGTCCGACGCGTTCTTGCCGTCCGCAATCATCCCGAAGATCTCGTCCTCGCCCGCCTCTTCCAGCGCTGCCAGCTTCACCTTGCCAATTGTACCCATGTCACACTCTCCTGCTCAAAACGGTATCTCGTCGCCCAGTTCAACGTCAAACGTGCTGTTCGCCGGACCGATGCACCGCGCCACCTTCGCATCGGGAAACTGAGCCAGCGTCTTCTCGATGAACTCGGTGCTAAAGTTATTCCCCAGCACGACTGCTGCGTCGACCATATCATACACCAGCCAGTCCGGATGTTCACGCCTTATACCGACAGCGTCATGCAGCGCGATACACACGATGTTGCCAGAAGCGATCTCGATGCAGTATGCGTGCCGACCGACCGGCTGGTGCCCGTTAGCCTCCGCCTCCGCTTCCAGCACGTCCCACGCCCGAATGAGCTGCGTCGCGATCTGGTGCACCGCCACGACGTCATCCTCCTCGATCTTGATCCGCAGCGCGTCGTACGCCGCCTCAAACCTTCCCGCCAGCTCCGGGCTCACGAGAGACGGCAGAGTGTCACCCCACTTCAGCGTCTTCTCCCGCGCCTTCCGATCCAGCGGAGCCAACTGACCATCGACCTGACGTGAGATCGGCTTGCTCTGGTTGCCAGTCTCAAACGTCCCCTTTTCCTTCCTCGCCTTAGCGTACCCCGCCTTTGCCTTGCCACTCACCTTCTTTGCCATGTCACAACTCCCTTTTCGTTCCCAATGTTAACCACACCCAATCGAACCCACTGCCACACACCACACCACACCACGCTATATAATAGCGGGTGGTGGTGTGGAACGTGAAATGGCCTTATTCTCCACACTCTCCACACCGCCCCACACCACAAGTGTGGAAGGTGTGGAGGCACTAATGCAACAACTCCGCATCGCTGCGCACCTCCACAAGTTGGCCGTCCAACCGCACCAGCGCCTGCTCCATGCATTGCATGGCTGCCACGATAACTTCCTGCACGCGCTTGCGCTCCTCGATAGTGCGCGGATGCATGAGGCCCGGAGTAAACTCGACGGCGCAGGCTCTAAATATGTCGGACCAGTATATCGCCATGATCAGGTCGTCGTCCTCGAGATCCATTTGCCCGCTTTCGTCGAACTCGATCACAGCACCGTCGCCCCCTTAGATAAGTTGTCCTCGGCCCACAGTGGCTGCAAATTCGTGTAATTGAAACACTCGCGCTGCTGATCTGCGTTTGTTAGATCAAACGAGGCGCACGGCTTGATGTGGTCTATGTGCCAATCGCCGTGGTTGTCCCACGTCATGCCATCTGTGAATTGCGCCTCAAGGTGCTGGCGCAGGTGCTCGACTGAGCAGCCAATTAGTATAATTGTGCGACTTGACTTAGCACCGCGCCCCTTTAGAGCACTTCTAACCCTAGACCTCTGCGAAACCATCAGCCTATACTGAATGTCTTCGCTGTATCTTCTTGCGTGGTCTTCGCGCTGACGCTGCCTCCTCCTCTCCACATCTAAGCCAGCCATAGACTTCTGGCCTTTAAGCCACCTATCCTTTACGGTCATTTCCACCCAAACCTCCCTGCGACGCTTGTTTATAGCGTTCACTCTTTCCTTCGGCCTGTTTGGGTAGTTTTCTATATGGCGCTGCCTTGTGTTACATTTTGTTGAGCAAAACATCCTTTTGCCCTTCTTCGTAAAGAAGTTGCAGCACGTCTTGTATCCGCACGCCTTAATCATAGCCCCGCCTCCTCGCCAGTGATCCACTCACCCACGACCACCACCGGCACGTCACGCCCGGTACGCAGATCCTTCTCACGCTCGATGCGCAGCACGTCGGTCTCGATCCACTTCTTCACGATTGCGTTGACCTTGGCCTTCTCGTGCTTCTTGTCGACGTCCAGCTCGAGGTGCATCGCCACGACGTTGCCCACCCAGTGCTTGGCCTGCGGGTTTTGGCGCATGAACTCGCCGCTCTGGGCTGCCTGCCCGACGTCACGCTGCACCTTCATCGCGTCCTTGGCGCTTACGCCGTCGAAAAGGTCAGGCATTGCAAACTCGGTCGCGACCCCGACGTATTCCCCGTTGGGCAATTTTACGCCGACCATGCGGCGGAAAACCGCCTTCGCTGCCGGCGGAGCCATATTCGATTTTCCATCATCTACCCTAAAAATACCTAAAGCCTCAGTCTCCGACACGCCCAGCTTCATCGCGTCCTCCATCGACACGCGGTTTATGACGCGCGCCGCTCTTGCTGCACTGAGTAGGGATCCAGCGCCACGGATACTGTCAGCCGTTGCGTCATCAGAACCGTTGCCCTTGCGGATGTGGTGCACGAGAGACGCCGCACAGTCGGTGACGTCACACACGGCGCGCACAGCCCCGACTGCGGCGTTCATCGCGACATTGTCATTCTCACCCACAGCCGTAGCAGCAACCCATGGGTCCACAGAAACCAAACCTATGCGGTTTTCCGTGATCTTGGCCGTAAGGTAGTCGACCAGCGCGTCGTCGACTGTGATGCCCTCTCGGTCCTGCCTGGCAAAGATTATGTTCATGTCGCGGCCCGCATCCAGAAACAACTTACCCCGGATCTCGTCTGCCGTGACGTTGTAGTGCATCATCGCCGCGGCCACACGCCGCTCGAGCTCCTCGTATGGATCTTCCAAGTTGATGATCCACACATTGCACGGCTCGTGCACGGGCTCACCCAGCAGCGGCCTGCCGGTGCAAATTGCCAGCGCCTCCACGATCTGCATTGACGTCTTGCCCACGCCCCCGGCGGATGCCAGCACAGACACGTTTGACCGGATGTAGTGCTGGCCGTAGATCCAGCGCCGCGCCGGTATGCTTGCCGGATCGACGGGATCGTATGGCGTCGGGTAGCTGCGCTCGGACTGCGCGATCTCGGCCTGCACCTGCGCGACCGGCTTGGCCATCGCCAATGCCTCACGCAATTTTTCGGCGGACGTCTCCCGCAGGTAGTCGTTTGCGTCCTTGACGCCCTCTACGCCCAGCATGTCAAAGCGCACGACGTGCACGTCGGTGCTGCCGTCGCCGCGGAGCACATCCGCCACCGCATCCACGTCTAAGTCAGGGTCAGCGCAGATCGTCACGTCGGAGGCACGCGGCACGGGATATGTGGACATGCCGGCCTTGCCAAACGTGCACACGACCGTCGCCTCGTCTCCGACCGCCTGATAGACGCTCAGTGCGTCCTCCGGACCCTCGGCCATGATGATGACGCCACCCTCGTGCTCGTCGCCGATCCGCATGACGTTGCCGGCGATCACGCCGCGACTGTATTTGCTGATGCCGTTGTGCTCGCGCTTGTGCCCCTCGGGTGTCAGCAGCACGCTCTGCACGCCGCACACTTCTCCGCTTGGACTGAGCGCGGGAAACATGATTGCGGGGCCGTCGTATATATTCGGGCTAAACCGCGCTGCATGTGAGGCTGTACTGGCTCTCAGACCCCGTGAGTTGAGATAGAGAAGTGCCGGGCGCACGGCGTCGATGTTGTCACGGGAAATTGTGACGCCACGCTCCCAGATCTCGCGCGCCTTCTGCATTTTCTGCGCGCGGCTCTCGTCGTCTCGGATTAGGATATCCTTGGCCGCGAGGCGCGTCATCAGGCGCTCAAACTCGCTCGGCGTGTACGGCATGTCGCTGGAGTTTTCCAGCTCCTTCGGGTTGTCGCCGCCGCGCTTAAATCCGCTGCCAATGGTGGCCCGGATCTCGTGCTCTTGTAGCCCCATCGCCTTCGCCGCGCTGTGTAACTCTCCCAAAGCGGCATCCAAATTTGCCGGCGCCAAGTGCGCGTGCCTCCCCAGACTAAACGCGGCCTTGTTTAAAATTTCGTTGCGGCTCCCCTTGATCGCGTTGGCCACGTCGGCCACAGCGCTCTCCGCGACTTTGCTGAAGTATCTTTCGCTCATAGTTTCCACCCTATAGTTTGGCCGCCCACCGAGGCAGGCGGCCATGTTGCTTAGAAGCCGAAGTTATTGTCGGCTGCGGGTGCTGCGGCTGGCGCTGGTGCTGGTGCCGGAGCCGGAGCTGGCGCCATTTCTGGTGCCGCTGCCGCCGCCGGGTGGGCTGCGCCGTTCTCCGGGCGGTTGATCCACTTAGCAATGTTGAACGCAACATCGTAAGACGTGCCCTTGCCGATCACCACCGGCGTGCTGCCGGTGACTTGCACAATCGGGATCTGCGTCGCAAATTCCGGCGCCTGCTCGGCCTGATTGTACAGCTTGGCAATGAATTGGCCGAGGCCGTACGAGTTGCCGCTGAACGACGCCTCACGACCGTCGACCAGCCAGCAATTGACCTCGAAGCCCTGTTTATAAACCTCGCTTGGGCGCGGGATCTGCTCGGAGGGTGACGGCCAAGGCTGCCAGTCGCGCACGCCGATGTCGATGTGCAGCCAGCCAAATTGCACGTTCTTGATGTCTACCGCGAAGCCGCGAGACATGTCGATGTTTTCATCGCCGGTCTCAGTCTTCACCCACCAGCGATTTTGCGGCAGATTTGAACGAATAAAAAGTGAGTTTCCAGAACCTTCTGAACTTCCGAATGATATTGGCATTGTTGTCTCCTAGACTAAAGTTGCCGTTTCTCAGTCAATCTGACTGAACTTGAAAGAGTAGCGCGGAATTTGGATCGTTTTCAAGTCCCCAAAATCGTAGCCCCACTCGTTGCTCTCGCTCGCCGTGCGGTATTTCTCGAGAGCGTACTGCACTGCTGCCTTCCCCTCATCGAGGCTAGCCCAGTCCAATTCGTAAACGCCCACAAGGTGTGGACGTGTCTTTTGCACCGCTATGAAGATGAAGCGGTCGACCTCAAACCCGGCGTTCTCCATACAGCGCCGGTAGAATTGGTCTTGTATGTGATACCCCAAATTGGCGCATTGCTTGGCAAAGCCCGACGGGTCTGACGCGATAGTCGTCTTCAAATCTATCAGCGCGCCAATGTCCCGGCGCCACCCGTCCGGGCGGCAGCGCATCTCGACGCCGGTCGACGGATCTTTGCTAAATATGCTGGCCTCGCAGACCAGATCGCCGCTCAGTAGCTCCGCGGCTGCACGGTTTGATCGCACCGCTTCTGCCATGTCAGCCGCCAGGCGGTAGTCCGCCTCCGTCAGTAGCAAGGCGCCAGCCTCGTCGGCTTCCAGCTTCTTGCGCTTCCAGTCGAGCCCCCGCCGCGTCTCCGGCCCGCACCAGATGCTGGCCGCGTTCTGCGGCTCGAACACCAGAGTGTGCGTGGCTGTGCCCACGTCAAATGCTGGACTGCTCTTAAACTCTCCGTATTTGTATTCGGCCGGCGAGCCCAACGCTATCGTCTTGGCGCCGCTCGCGCTGAGTGACGGCTCGAGGTGATATGCCTCGTTGGTCATGTCAAGTTTTACAGTCATCTCTTGCCCGCCAAAATCTCCGACACGCGGCCGATGTTTATGTTGAACATATTTCCAATGCTCTGCATGGATGCGTCTGGATTTTCTGCGGCATAGTCGTGCACCATAGACTTGACCTCTGGAGTGACGCGGCCTGACGTCACATCAGCCTTCCGAGTGTACGTCTGGCGCGTCATGTACCCCAGCGCCAGCTCGATAGCTGCGCGGACGTCTCGGGCATCATCCATCGCCAGCGCTGACTTCAATACTTCTCGTGCGTACGGAATGTTGCTCATCTCTCTCCCCTCCCAAATGTTGCTATGAGCAGGCTCTCGGCTCGATGCTCATCCTTCTTCCTCTTCAGCCGCAGCGCTAGATCCGGGAACCACTGCTGCGCCTGCCTGCGCGCCGCGTCCTTATCCTTCGGCAGGTTCATGCTTGACTTCCACTTAGCCGGCCGCACCTCGCTGTACGGGTGGCCAGACAGAGCGGCTGTCGTCAGTATCTGGCCGTAGGCAAAGCCCAGCTTGAACACTGACACCACGCCCTGCTTTGGCATAGCCTGTTGTTTTTCAAGCCAAATATGATGCACCGGGCCGGCGCTGTTGATGATGTCGAGCAGCGCGATCACGTCGACGCCGCCCTCAGTGTAGACCGGCAGGTCGTGCACCTCGGCGAAGCCGTCACCCAGTAGCGCAACGCCGCCGGTGCGGTAGCCCGGATCAATGCCGATCGTGATCATACTCGACCTCGCGCCCGGCGGCAGACATCATCTCGATGACGGCGTTCTCGACGAGCAGCGAAATGCTCATGCGCGTGTCGCGGCTGTGCTCACGCAGCGCGTCGGCCACCTCTGCGCGGATGCGCGGGCCTATTTGTTTCAGTTGGTATCGCATTAGTTTCCCCTTCGGTTGTTTACGCAGTGTTAACAGGCTGTGCGCTAGGGTCAAGTGTGTGCCCGATATTTCTTTTCGGACGTCACCGTGTTAAAGTGGCCAAGAGTAAAATGGAGCGCGCAATGGAAATGGATGTTATGTGGTCTGGGCTATTGTCAATAATTATTACGGGCATTGGCTTTTGGGTCAAATCCGTGACTAATGAGATCACGCGCTTGCAAATTTTGCTCAATCGCACGCGCGAGGAATACATCACCAAGCAGGACAGTTGGGATCAGATGAACCGATTGATGACGCGACTGGATGGTCTCGACGCCAAGATCGACAGACTGATCGAAAGAAAATGATAGAAGTTCTCGCCCTTGCAAGTGCCGTAAGCACAATCGCAGGCGGGATCAGCTCGGCTGTGCAGGCTGGCAAGGACGTCGGCTCTGTGCTTCCGCAGTTCGGCAAGCTGGCCAAGCTAGAGGCGGACATACACTTAGCAGAGCAAGGCCGACACAAAGGCCCGCTCGGCAGGTTGACCTCGACAGAGGAAGAAGGCTTCGCAATTGCAAACGCCAAGATGAAGCACAAGGAGGCTATGGACACCCTCCGCAGCCATTGCAGGCTGTATGGCCCGCCGGGCATGTGGGAGACTGTGCAGCGTGAAATGGGCGCAGCGAGAGCGCGGCAGAAGAAAGCTCTCGAGGAAGAGGCGGCGAAACGTGACCGCATCTTTTACTTTATTACCATTGCAATTGCCTGCACAGTGTTTGCACTTGGCAGTGGTGGACTGATTTGGATTGCGGCGCTGCTGGCTGAAGAGGTGCGGTAATGTGGGTTCTTGTCTGGCTGCAGATTGCTGGTGGCGTTGCTCACTTTGAGGTTGGGCAATATACATCTGAGAAGATTTGCTTTGAGGAAAAGCTACGAGCATCTATTCTTGTGACTAAGAACAACGAGTATCTTTATTGTTTTAAAGTTAAGATAGGAGAAAGCGAATGACTATAGCAATGGAACGAGTGTTGGCTTGGAAAATCCTTCCTCGAGTAATGATGTTGATGATGTCTGTGTCAGCTTGGAGGGTGGTCGAATGGTTCATGACGCTACCTGACCCCACGACACAGCAGTCTGCGCTTGTGAGCGTGGTTACAGGGGCTATGACGGGTGCTTTTGCAGTGTGGTTAGGGCATGAGAAATGATAGGCCAGATTATAGGATCGCTGGGCGGCCTAGCTGCGAGTTACATTGACGGCAAGACTGCTGTGAAGAAGGCGGAAGCAGAAACGAGGGCTAAGATCGCTACGGGCGAAATTAGCTGGGAGCAAGCTGCCATCGAGGCCAGCAATAATTCGTGGAAAGATGAAGCCTGGACATTGTGCTTTATTTTCATAGTGTTAGGCAGCTTCATTCCGGGCATACAGCCATATATGGCACAAGGTTTCGATAATCTGAGCGCTGCGCCGCAGTGGTTTCAGTGGGCGATGTATGCCTCGATTGCGGCGAGCTTTGGCATCCGCACAGTTAAGGGCTTGAAAAGATAATGGAAAACGTCAAACTCCCCTTAGCCCTCGTGGCAGCGATGGCTGCACAGCTTGCCGCTGGTGTGTGGTGGGTTTCTCAGCAAGCCGCTACTATCGCAAGTCTGGAAGAGACTGTAGGCCAGATCGGTTCCAAAATGGCGATTGAAGACAACGTGAACCTGAAGCGGGACGTTCAGGACAACGCCATGGAGTTGGAAAACATATGGGATGATGTGGATGATCTTTGGGATGAACACGCGAGTATGGCGATGACCATCAACGAGATCAACAAAATTAAACAGCGAGTAGCTTTGATCGAAAATGACTTGAAGTATATTGGCCGAGATCACAACGGCCTTATGGATATAAGGGGCGAAAAGTAGCCATGTTTCTCGCGGCACTCCTTATATGCTCAAGCGCGCAGGCGCAGTCGTGCATGGTGGTCGCAAACACTAAGAATATATGGTATAGCGAAGCCGAATGTCAGGCCGACGCAATGACTTTAGCCCTTGATCTGGTTGACAAAGGTTTTGCTGTGAGGCCGTATTGCTTCAAAGTTGGAGAAAACACATGAGTAGAGCAACACCAGCAAAGGGCAAGGCCCGCGTCAAGGTCACATCCAGCGGTCGCAAGGTTAGCTATGGTCAGGCTGGCAAAGCAAAGGGCGGCGGCCCACGGGTCAAGCCCGGCACATCCAAGGGCGATGCGTACTGCGCACGCTCAGCCGCGCAGAAGAAAAAGTTTCCCAAGGCTGCGGCTGATCCAAATAGCCCGCTAAATCTTTCACGCAAGCGCTGGAAATGCTCCGGCACTAAATCGAAGAGGACTTAATGAAATGGCAAAGCTTACACCTGCACAAAAGGCTAAGGCCAAAGCAATGTCTGCTAAAAGGGGCGTTAAGTATCCAAACGCTTGGAGCAACCTTGCCGTGGCCAAGGGCCAAAAGCCCAAGAAAGAGACAACAGCGAAAAAGACAACAGCATGAGCAAGGCAATGGCAACGCTCCAAGCTAAAATCGGCACAACAGCCGATGGCGAGTTTGGCCCAAATACAGCGCGAGCAATCGCAAAGCACTTCAACCTATCCCCGGCGCGTGGCGCACATTTGATGGGTCAGGCATCGCATGAGAGTGGTGGCTTCAAGCGCACCCGTGAAAGCCTGTATTACAGCACGCCAGAACGCATCCAAGCTGTCTGGCCCTCACGCTTCCCAACCGTTGCCGATGCAGAGCCTTATGCCAAAAACCCAACCGGGCTTGCTGGCAAGGTTTACGCTGGCCGCATGGGCAATGAGAATGAAGCACAGGCCAGCCTGTACATTGGTCGGGGATTTCTTCAGTTGACTGGGCGGAATAATTATCGGGCGTTTGCGTCTGACATGGGTGTGCCAGAGGTTATGACCGACCCAGACTTGGTGGCTGAAGAATATGCCTTTGAGACTGCGCTGTGGTTCTTCAACAAGAATGGCTTGTTTGCCATTGCCGATGAGGGCGTGACGGATGACGCCATCAAGCGCATAACCAAGCGCGTGAACGGCGGCTATCACGGTCTGGATGATCGAAGCGACCAGAGCAAGAAAATCCACACTTGGCTCATGGCTTAGTTTAGCCAAGTTAGCTAAGTGGCCAAGCAAGACCAAAAAGCCAGTGCGGCAGTAGGTAGGGCGGGGGAGCATTTGGCTTTGTCCCGCCTGTCCCTTGCTGGATACACTTGCACGTTGTGTCAAATTAAGGATCACGACGCGTATATACAGATGGATGCACGCACCCTGACCTTGCAGGTTAAGACTGCCAGCAGAACGTACACTGGCGGCAGAAAATACAAATTTTACACACCGAAAAGAAACGTAGAAGTTTCGGACGTTTTTGCGTTCGTGGCGATTGATCTTGGAGCGGTATTCTTCCGGCGCGGCGATGAGCTGACCACTGTTACAACATATGTTACAACCGAAGATTTTTTGGACGAAAAGCTGTCAATGCAAAAAACATTTGACAGCTTTAAATAGTCTCTTGCGGGTCGGTGTGCGGTTGATTAGAAAGTTTGAGTGGGTGGCTATCATCGCAAGTAAAATCGACTTACTACGGGAATAGTGGTTGTTTAGCCTCGGATGACGTTGCTACCAAAAAGCGCCCAAACTTTTAAAATATCAACGGCCACCCACACGATCTTAGCACATAAAGCCAGTTAAAGTTGCAATCATAAGCGCGCCCGCAGCGAAGCCTATTCCGGCGCCAATGAGGCCGGCCAAGTCAATCCTGTTCATTCGCAGTCCTCCTCAAATAATCCATCATACAGCGGCTTAATTGGCTGCTTGCAATACACCCACCGCCACTGCGGGCTCTTCGCCCCAGTGATCTCTACGTTATCGCGCACGCGGTACAGTTTTCCAGCTTGCGCCATTGTGTTAAGATATGACGCCGTGCGCGGTATGCTCTCACCGAGCATGTCAGCCCCCTGTGCGGCTGTTACGCGCTGATCGGGCAAGAGCATGCTAAACAGCTCTTCGCCCTTCCTGATGCCGTACTGCCTGCGCCTCTCGGCCATCTCCATGGCGCTGGGGTGCATGGTGGACGCCCTGCGACCGCTCGCCGGCAGTGGGCCACGATTTCCCAGCTTGTGCTGCAAGCGCTCAAACTCCATTAGGCAGTGCGCGTATGTGATCTCGTACCGCTGGTGCTCGTCGGTGACGCCCTCGAGGTTAGCCATCAGTCTGGCCTCTGGGGATCTTCCAGCGCGAGTTTCAGCCGCTCGAGTAGCAAAGCCTGCTCCTCCAACCTCTGGTGCAGGTTGTACCGGGTTGTCGTTTTCGGGTCGGACAGCATGATCTGCGTTACCCGCTGAAGCCTTTTGACGATAGTATTGACTGTTGGGTCCATGTTCGCGTTTCTTTCGTTTTAGAGTTATATTTAGTTTGTTGCATATGTGTCTGACGCTGGACGGCGCGACGTGCAGCAAGTCTGCAATTTCCGTTTGTGACATGCCCTGCTCCGCGCAAAACATGACGTGACGGCTCAGTGCTTCGGGGTCATATTTCACGATGACTTCTCCGGGCGCTGCGCCACCAACTCCGCGGCACAGGCTGCATATCCAGCCGCGTCGATATAGTTGTCGGCGTGCTTCGGATTTGATTTGGCTCTGGCTGCCTTTAGTAGCAGCATCATCGTCCCGACGTCATGCGGCATCACCTCAACGCCTAAGTGCACGCTCCAATAAATGGCAATGGTCTTAAAGTTATCCTCCATCGACCCATGATCGGCGGCGCGGTCTTTGGTGACGTATTCAGTCGCCGTCGACAAAATCTCAGCGCGCGAGTAGCTATTGTCCATATGTGGTCTCCCAGTGTGCTGGACGCGCCTTGGGGCGCATTGGTTCGTCGGAATGGGTGGTCACTGTACAGGCGACTAGCAGCCCGCACAGTGTAGTCCAAGCGATCAGGATCGCCCAGTCTTGTTTCGTTGGCATCATAGTATTGTCTCCTTCGTTTTCTTTTTGGGTTGGTGTGGTGGGGCCGAAGCCCCGGTTGAGTTAAACTTTTTCAAAGCGCTTGGCGTGTACAGCGCCTCTAGGGCCAAGCTGCGCGATCAGCCACAAATTTGCGCCATCCTTGACGCGGACGGTTGGGTAGCTATTGCTCAAAATATCGTCAACAATTACCATGCCAATCTCACGTCCGTTCCACAATGACTTCATGGTAGCGCGCTGATATTTGTTCAACTTGTTGATTTCTGACGTTTTTTGCTCGATAGCTTGCATGTCCGTGTCTTCCTTGTTTCTGTCTATATTGTTAACATAAGGGTAACACCCACCACTTACAAGCGCTAAATGTTCACAAAGGCAAAGAAATGCTATATCGTCTCCAAGTGACATTTTATGGAGGATCACATGTTAGACGACGACACAAAGGAACTGGTGCGCAATTTGAACAATCCGCACCGCGTAGTAAACATCATGGCGCTGTTCAAATTCTGCGAGAAGGCGGCCACGATCATCCAAGATCAGGCGGCGGAGCTGCACCGCGCAGCCGCAGACGCAATTGAGGCGCAGCCAGCGAAGGCCGCGCCTAAAAAGTCTGCTAAGAAGTAGCGGTTACTGGGGTATACTGAGCAGCCCGCCTGTTTGGCGTGCCCCAGACCGCAGCGCGTCCAGAAGCATTTGCGTTGCAGCGCTGTTTTGCGTCGGCATAAGTAGGCTTTGCATGGGGCGTGATTGAATAGCCTTCCGGCCCGCTGCCGGTATAGCGGCTCCGGCGGCCATACCCAAGGGAACCGCCAGCATGGGGTCCATGCCTGTTTGCGCTGAGGCGTAAGCGCCACCGCCTGCTCCAAGCAACCCTCCGCCACCAGTCATTGTCCTGCGACCACCAGCCTGTACGGCCGGCATCGAGCTGACGACCTCCTCCGCGGCACGGCCAAGGCTGGCCAATTCGGAACCAGTCCCTAAGATGTACTGGTTGCCCTCTCTGTTGCGCAGCGCTCCTGCCAGCATTGCCGGTGAGATGTACCCTCCAGCGCTGTCTGACCCGCGAGTTTTCAGCGCCCGCATTGCAGTCAGGTAGCTTCTGTACTGGTCTCTAGCTTCCATTAGCTCTGGAACCAACTTTGGCTGAGTGCGACGCACGCTCTCGATCATAAAGTCGTCAACCACGCCATTCATCAAGAAGGCGCTTTCATAGACCAGCGGATCGTCGGTCCCGTTCATCACCTTGCGAAGCCGAGAACGCATGTTCTGGATCTTTTTATTCGATATAGGCTTTCCGGCCGCGGCCGCGTTAAGTATCTCGTCATTTACGTCCATTAGAAACGGCGGCACGTCTCCTGTTGCCGAGGTGCCAAGGTGGTCCTCGATGACTTTATTGGCGCGCACAGCCGTTTCGGTTGGCGGCACGTCGTTGATGACATTGTCCGCTCTGTCGAAAACCTTCCCAAGGCGATCCTTAACGTCTCGCATGGCCGCTGGAGTTGCCAGCGTGCTATCCGACCCCATAGTCTTCATGGTGGCGGTCGTTAAGGTGCGCTTAGTCTCAAGCGGCACTTCCATGCTGCCCTCTAGTGCCATCAGACGCGGTGAGCCAGACTTTAGGCCAGTGGTCATGGATACGTTGGCGTCCTCTAACGTCTGCACAGCCTCGCCTCTAGCCGTTCCCGGCTGCGTCAGGCGCGCGTCGGGCCCAAGCACCGCGCGCTGCGTTCCCTGACGAATTGCGCTGGTTGCAAATGGCGTCCCGAGCGCCGCGGCCAGTCTAGCTGGCCCCTCCATCTCGGTTCCTTTTGTCATCTGCCCAGCGGTTTCACTTGCAATCGCGGGAAGCACTACCGACCCTGCGGCACGAAGCGGGCCTCCGTATGGCATTGCTAAAGCTCCTCCGACAAACTCTCCGGTGGTTTTTGCATACTCGCCGGCCGTCGTCTGTGGCTCATACTCTGTAAAGCCGCCGGTCGCTCTTGAGGCGAGGGGTAGTATTTGCGGATCAAGGTTCATCTCTGGGGCGTCTTCCATGCCGCCAAATAGCATGCGTGACAGCATGGATGGGCCTTCTTGAATTAGCGTGGCGCCCTGACCCAGCATGTCAACGGTTTTAGCAAAGCCACCTAGACCCCCAGATGCGCCAGATTTGATGACGTCCTCGGTCTTTGATGGCTTAGAAGCCTCCATCCCGTCTCGATACATTTGCAACAAGCGGTCGCGATCAGCGTTGCCTTGCTCAGTGCCAAGCGCGTCCATCTCTTGGGCCTTGGCTAGTATCCTGTTCAGCTCTTGCTCAGTCATTATAACCCCATGCGCTTTTTAAATTCTTCCACGGTCTCGCCCTCGCGCTGCCCTCCTGACGGCTGCGAAGATCCGCCGGCCCAAGACGGCCGCTTATCGAGACCCAAGAACGCAGTGATTTTTGCCGCGTCGTCCTCGCTTGCGCCCGCATATAGGTCGGAGATGACCCGGCGATAGTGACCCTGAACCTTGCCGAGCTGATCTTTAACGAACTCAGGGCCAGCGGCAAGATCCACTCTTGCCAGCTCCGTTTTCAGGATCTCTAATTCTGACTGATTGAGCGCGCCCATAGTGGCACCTGTGGCCTTTAGCGCTTTCAAACTATCAAGGGCCAAAGATGACACGACGCTGTCGATAAGGGCTTGAGTTTTCCCAGCCGGGAGCATTGGCAGCCCCCGCGTCATCCAAGCCCAAGTGCCGGTGGTCATGGTCGGATCTTCGTCAATCATAGATATAATGCTATCTATATCACGCAGCGTTGATACTGCGGCTTGGCCTCTGCCTTTTTCACCCATTTCGGCTTTTTCTTGCCGCTCAATCTCTGACATCATTGCAGTAAAAACTGGGGCTTCTATCGCTCCTGAAGCCAAAGCTTGCTGTAATCTTTGACGCCTTTGATCAAATGTCAATTCTATATCTTGTGCGCCCAAAACGCCTTGCATTATATCTCTCTGCGCCTGCACCGCCTGCGCCTTGCGACGCATGTCGCTCTGCGCGTTGATCTGCTTGAGTGTGTCCGTGAACGCGCTGCTCTGCTTGCCCTGCAACGCCATACCGGCGTCGCGCATGGCACCGAATGCCAGCATCATGCGCTGGTTGCGGTTCAAATTGGAGAACTGATCCGTTTCGCCTTTTGGACCGAATATCGTGTCCATAATGCCGCCGCCCTCGGGCTGCTGTAGCTGCGTCTGCGTGACAGGCGCTGGCGCTGGAACTGCGCCCACCGCGGCTGTTGCTGCTGCCGGGTCCATTGTGGGCGCAGGGACCACCGGCGCAGTCGGAACATTATTCACTAAACTTGCCAAAGCCTCTGGCGCGCTCGCGTCGTCGGACACGTTTGGCCCTACGTCCGGCTGCAACTTTAATGCTTCCATTTCCTCGGCGGTGGCCTCTGAGCCTTCCGCAACCCCGTTCATGGAGAAACCCATAGATACGAGCTTGTTTATTTGATCCATAGTTAGCTGCATATCTTAGCCCTCGTATCCCATACTGCGCCGCTTCGCGTCCATGAATGGCTTGATGACCGCCTTGAGCGCCGGCACCTTCCTGATAACCGCCGCGGCACGCTCGCCGTATTTGATATACGCGTCGCGGAACCAATCTGGCGACTTGGTAAGTAGCCACTCGCGGAACTCCATCCACTGCGGGTTGTCTTCGCCGTAGACTTCTCGTGCGACCCAACAGACGCCCATTGCACCCAAGCCCTGACCAAACGATCCAAGCGCCGCTAAGGTGTTGCCGGGGCCGCCGGCACTGGATGTCCCCATTGACGTGCCAGACACGTTGGTTGTGCCAAATCCCGCCGGGATCGTAGCCGCGCCGCCCTGCAATGCGGTGAGCTGTGTGAGCGGGAATTGCATCTCCATAAGATATTGCTCGTATGCGGCGTCCAGCTCCGCCTGGTCTTTAGCCGTCTGAATGGATCCGGCGGTGAGCTGCGAGCCCAAGCCCGCCATCGTGCTCTGCAAGCCTGCGCCTGCGTTTGCCGCCATAGCGCCAGCGGCGCCCATGCGGAGCTGATCCTCAACGTCCGCACGCTGCGTGCCGTACTGCAAACCCTGCTGCTGTAGTCCAGCCAGCGTCTGGCCCATGCGGGCGTCATATTCGCCTGCGCGCTCACCTTGGAAGACGTCGCGGCGTGTATTCCCAAATGCGCCGGCGCCAGTGATCTGGCCCTGCTCGCCGACAATGTCCTTAGCGCGCTGCCGCTCCATCATGGCCATCGTCGGGTCGATCACGCCGGCAGTGAACTGCCCCTGATAGTCAGCAATTTGCGCCGCACGATCCTGCGGGGTGCGTGCCGCGAGCCCGCCGTAGACGTCGCCCGCCGCCTTGTACGCCTCGCCGCCAAAGTCGAGCGCGCCGTAGCCGCCCATTGCCTGCCGCTCGAGGCCGCTCAGACCGGCGACGCGCTCGCCGCCGTAGGGGGTGTATTCAGCGCCGCCAATGGCGGTCGCCTTCGGGAGAACTACGTTTCGGATGTAGTCCTCTTGAAATTGCGGCATCGTCGCTTCGGTTGTGTTGTCGATGACTTCTGTCGTCTTGGTCGTGCTGCCCATTTTATAACTCCATCTCGAAGTGCACATAGGTCTTCTTGAAGAAGCCGCACTTGTCCAAATATTTCTCAAACCCGAGGCGACCGTCCGCCTCGATCCCGCTCAGATCTGCCTTACGAGCTAACTCCACAATCGCCCCCAAAGCCTCTTGCATCCACTCAGCAATTCGAGAGCCGCCCAGATGCTCAATGAATAAAGTTTGCCGCATAGGGTGCTGCATGACCGCAGTAGTGAACGCAGCGACAGGCTCACCCGCAATAGAAACGATCCACACAACGGACCGTCTTTCTCGAATGTTCGCCAAAACGCGCTCCAAAGGAACATTTCGCTCGTCTCTCTCTATACTGGCCGCCAGAAACGGCATTCCAATCTCAATCCCGTAGTCTATCTCGTCACCCACGGCGGGCAGCACCTCAACGTGCTGCTCTTCGTGCAACTTTACCACGTTGCTCATATTTAGTGAACCCTCACCCATGGATGCGCGTAATCCCTATTGTCGACGCCGGCGCGGCGGGCGCAAAGGCGGTGGCCGTAGTGGCGTTAAGCGAGCCTGACGTGCTGTCGACGGCCCACATCGCCTCTAAATAGTCTCCGGCGCTGACTGTAAATAGCGCAGACCTCGACACCACCAGCACGGCGCCGTTTTGGTGCAGCGCATTCTTCATTGTCGATCCGACGACGTCGGTGCCGTTTAGGCGGGGCCAGAACCAGAAGTTGACTGTCGACGACGACGTAGATGAGATCTGGGCCGAGAAGCTGACCATGTATTCTCCACCCTCCTCGAAAACGATCCGAGACGCCGGAGTGCCGTTGGTGATGCCGGACGCGGTGCCGGCGGTGTACGTTAAAGCGTACGCCGTGTTTATCGCTGCGGCCGTCTGATCTGCAGTTATGCCGCCAGAGTAGTGGCCGTCCTCGAGGACGATCTGGCGCCATTCGCCACCTTTTGACACCACCGGGTAGCCGTTGGCCTCGTCCCACAGCATTGTGCCGTTCTCGAGCGCCGCGGCGTTGGCGGGCTTGAAGATGAGCTGAGACAGCGCCCGGCGCGTCCATGTGGAGAAGTCACGCGCCCATTCGAAGATGTTTGGCCCGACGTGTGGCGGGATGGGGGCCGTCATCTGCGGCCGCCCTGATTTGCGTCGACCCTCATTACGCCCACGCGCCAATCCGCTGGGCGTGCCGCCTCAACGCGCATCCGAGCCTGACGACCAGAGAAGCGGACCGAAGTCGGGTTGGCCATGTCGAATGGCCCGTGGGACGTTTCCGCGCCATTGGGATACAGACGGGTCTTAAATGTCGCCGTGACGTCACCTTGCGTCAGCTCGTCTGGGATCAACTTGGTGACGCGAGTGATGTTATCACCGGCGCCAATCGAGAAGGGTCCGGTTTCCGCAAATACGGTGGCGCCCTCGTAATCCAATCCAAACTCGTGATCATAGAGAGCGCCGGCGGGCGTCGCCATGATCGGTTGGCGGAAGACGCCGCGATCCACGCCGCAAGTGCGTGACAAGTTGCCAGTGACCCAGTGACCCTGCTTGTAGTCGAATGAGACGTAGCGGTCGATCTCGTTTGAGCTGGAGCTGCAATAGAACCACCAGACCTCGCCATGTTGGCCGACTGTCGTGGCCCAGCACTTCGAGATCTGCGAGTGGTTAATGTCGCCAAAGACGTAGTCATCAACATCACAGGCCAGCTCCTGCACCGCGCTCCCGTTATATACAAAGAACGACTTCAACCCCATCCAGAATGTCCCGGCGTCAGACGTCGCGACCGCCTTTCGAGAGACGAGGCCGCAGTTGGTGCCCACGCGCTCAGTGGAGTAAATAAACGGCGCGCCAACGTACGTCATTCGGTGCATATCTATGGAGGTGAAGATTAGGCTCTGGCCGCGTCCGCGCTGGGCAGCCATGATATTTCCGGATGTCTGCAAAGTCTGCGCGCCAGCTTGATTTGTGCTGGCCGGGGTCCATGTGGTGATGTCTTCTTGGTCGCTCCACTGCACGACCCGCGGATCTCCGCCGGCGCCGAGGCAGAATAGGAAGCGCTCCTCGCTTACGAACACGCCTAAGTTGCCCGTCGGGGCGTTTGTGATCACGGCTGCCGCGGTGGCAATGTTTCCTGTCCACTGGTATACCTTGCCGTCCGCATTACTACAGGCGACCAAATAGTTGCCGTAGTTGTCCAGCGTCCAAGTAGTGGCTTCCTCTGGCGTCGACACGTCGAGGCGCTCGGTTCCGTAGAAGCCGTTTCCATAGGTTCCGTAGCCGTAGCCGGTCAGGATTTGCGCGTCCTCGTATCCTGCGGCTAAACCTGTGGGCGTAATGTCGTATGAAGTGCCGCTCGGAGACACGACTTTTAGGGCGTCGTAGGTTCCAAGGCCGATCCAGCGCGACCCATTACTCTCGAGCCAAGTGTGCATGCCGCGTGCCGGGTCGGCAGTCGCAGAGGCTGCGCGCTCAACCCACCCGCCGATTGGGCGCAGGGAGGTTCCCAACCAGCGCACCAAGTTGCCGTCGCGCCAGCGCCCGGCGGCTTCATACTCTGTGCCGTTCCGAAAGAAGCCGGCTGGAATTTTTAACGGTATGAGTGCCATTCGCGTGCCCTTAAAGTTTTGACTATGCAATCGTCCCAGCGGTGTTGACATTACCCACGACAGTCAGGTTGCCACTGGCGTCCAGTGACATCTTATTAACGCCGCCAGTGGCGAATTTTAAGACGCCGGAGGCTTCAGTTATTGTCCAGTCTCCGAAGTCAACGGTGGTGACGTTTGCGGTCGGTATTGTCGCGGTGCCGGTGAACGTCGGACTGGACTTCGGGGCGAAGTCTATTAGCGTGGCGTCAAGGCTAGTCCAGTTGGCATTTAAATTCGTGCCCCACTGATCCTCGCTTCCCCCAACCGTTGGTAGTGTGAAGCTATAGTTTGTGGTAGTTGCCATGGTGCCGGTCCTCTGTCACTGCGCCGATGTGTTGATTATACACGCATTCTGTTATGATGCCACCTGCGCAAAAAGCGGTGCAGGTGGAGTGCTTGCTCATGGCTTCGTCGGCCAGTCGCCACCGCTGCCATCCATGTCAGGATAAACAAGGTTGGGCCAGTTTGCGTGGGTTGTGATGTCCCGCAGAGCCTGACGATAGGTTGTCATGGCGGCGGACATTGTTGCATCTGACATCCCGTGGAAATCAGTCTCAGCCAGCCGTCGATCACGTTCTGCACGGTTGCGCTTTGCCGCTGCATCGTTAGCCGCCGTGACCACAGCCGCCTGTTCGTCAGATGAAAGGTCAACCACCCGGCGAGTGTAAACCTTACCGTTGTCCAGATATGGATCGGCAGGATCACTGCGCTGCGTAGCACTGTCAAATGCAAGGAAGCGAACAACCTCAGCACACGAGTTGTCCGAGAGCCAAGTTGCGTCTGGGCCGCTGGCGGGGAATGACACGTTGGGGAACATGGCTTTGTGGTCGTCAATCTCACCAACTGTTGATCCATTTAATCTTGCGATCTTCATCTCTATCGTCCTTTGTCTGCGAATGTTTCTGTTGGCGGTGTAAAGTTTGCGGTGTAACGAGCAAACTTACTAAACCGTATGTCGTCGTAGTAAGCATTTATAAAACTCTCAACACTATGGCGACAGCCAATATATCCTTCATGACCTGTGTTACGATAATCAGCGGAGTCACTAGTATTGATTGCAGATTGAGTGCCATCATAAAACATGCGAGTGGTAGTTCCAGAACGGCATATAGCTATATGCACCCATTGATTTAGAGAAGGATAATCCGCAGTCAGAATAGCGTTTGGAGTTGTATTATTGCTTGCCCATTGCAGCTTGTCAGTTGTCGTATTCATGTAGTTAAAAGACAACGCCCATGTGTATTCTGTTTGACTAGTGTTTCTCATGTCAAATATGTAATCAAAAGTACCGGGCGTCCCGTCTAAATATAGCCAAGTTTCAACAGTAAAGTCTCCAGTGCCAAACGCCCAAGCATCACTGTCGTTAAGTACAGCATAATCACCAGTGCCATCTAAATACAAAGACGTACCACCGAACTTAGCCTGCGTATTGCTGACCTTAGCATTTCCATACAAAGTCAGATTGTTCTGCGCTGCGCTGTCTATCGCCTGTCCGTCTGCCATGTTTAACAAGAGCTTGGTGTTGGTGACTGCTGTGAGTGGGGCTGTTGGTGGGGTAAAAGCAGAAGTATATATTGCAGTTCCATTTACTACTCGGAAATTTGATATATAGCCATCTGTATTGCTAGTTTGAAAGCGCACGGCGCTTGCCGCTACTGTTATCTGCGTATCAGAGTTATCAGGATAAGTGGTGGTTGTTCCTTGACTTACGCCATTGATCCATAAAGTAATTGTGCCACTGTTTGACACTAATGCAAAATGCGTCCACTCACCTGCGAAAGAAATATTATTAGACGTAGCAATTAAGCTACCAGAGCCAACATGATTGTAGTCAAACTTTGGATCTGTGTTAGGGCGAATTAGAGAATAAGTATTTGATCCCCCCTCTATAGAAAATACTCTGTTATTTGCTGCGATAACTTTGTTGTTAACCCAACCGTCGATAGTCCAGTCGCCAGAACTAAGATTAAAATCTGAATTAGATGGAGTATTTAAATAATCCCCCGTGCCATCAAAGTATGCACTCGCACCATTTACCCCTGCGTCATACACCTTTCTGGTCAGGAAGGGGCCGAAGGCAGAGACCGCTGGGTTGCCAATTGTTGTAATCGTGTGGTCTGACGTAGAGTTGTCAACAAAGCGATTGCTCTGGCAAGTCAGGAGCTTGGTGTTTGTGACTGCTGTTGGAGGAGACGTTGGAAGGCCTGAAGGTTCTACTGCTGTTCCTTTAATAACTCTTACACTCGCAATGGTTCCAGTAAAGAATTGAGTATCGCCAGCGTGTTGGACGCCAATATTTAAACTGTTGCTGTTAAAGTTACTGCTGTCACTGACGTCACTGCCGCTTTGAACACCATTGATAAAGAACTTGTTTACACCGCTTGCCCGTGTCCAACAAAAGTGTGTCCACTCGCCTTCTGGAAAAGTACCACTTTCAAATAAGTAAGAAGATGTAACCTCATTGTATACTTGAAATTGATTAGAAGCGTCTCGACCCAGTTTCCAACCAGATGCCTCTGCACGATTGTCTATAATATTTTGAACAGTACCAGACGCTGTTGGAAACGCCCAGTATTCAACGGTTAGATCACCTGTGCCAAACTCATAGTCCGTGCTTGCAGAAGAACTAAGGCCATCACTCCCATCAAACGACACACCCCAATAACCATCAGACCTTGCAAACGGGCCAAAGCTGCCCTGTGTCACATCGCCATTTGCTGTGATCGTGTGGTTGCTGGTGGAGCTATCATCGAAGACGTTGTTGACACCGTTGTTGTCCCCATCAAAGTGCGACAGGAACGAGACAGTGTTGAACTCATCGTCTGAGGGTAATTCTACTCCACCACCCGCAGCACCCATGAGTAATGCTTCAAATGACTTAGCCAAGTGCTGCACCTCCAAGGAAGCCGTAGTAAGTCGTACCGCCATCGCGTGTCATGAAGCCGTAGGCATTGACCTCAGAGTCTCCCGGCGCATCAGGTGCAGTAGCCGCAGCCCAATCGACTGAACTAGGCCATGCGATTGTCACCGCCGTTGAGGGCTGCGTAATGACGAGAGTAAACGCATAAGCCGTCCCGCTCGAAGGCGGATTGCTGAAGGCAAATGTTGTGTTGGTTGTTAAAGTGACAGAGAAGTTTGTGCCAGTTGACAGGTCAAGCGTTGTTGTTGCGCCTGTTGAGTTGGCGACGTATGTCTCCTGATAAACAAGAGGCTTGATCGCCCTGCTGTTATCAATAACGGTTGTACCGTTTACCTGTATAGCCATCTTCGTGTCCTTCCACTATTAGCCGTTAAGTCTTTTTGTCAGCGCGTCGATCTGCGCCTGCTGCTCTTTGACGGCCTCGATCAAAAGGCCCACCATGTTTCCGTACTGGACGGTCAAATTTCCTGCGTCGCTCATCTGCACCAGCTCTGGCAGAACCGCTTGCACCTCCTGTGCTATCACACCTGACGACTTTTCGCCACTGCCTTTGAATGTGAAGCTGTAGCCTCCAAGCTGCTGCACCTTGCTCACCGCGTCTGAGATCGGCGCAATGTCTGTCTTAGCTCTGCGGTCCGATGTGGTGTTGAACGTGGTCGCGGTCACTGTGGTGAACGTCGGGCTCGCCGTTACGTTGAGGGTGACGGAACCGCTTGAGCCGCCACCCGTGAGATTTGTGCCTGCGGAGACGTTGGTGATGTCGCCCACGTTGGTCGTGTAACCAGCTCCGTTGGCGAGCTGATTGTTGTTGGTGATGTAGTTAGCGTTTGTCGCGCCGGTGTACCCCAGGTCTGCCAATGTCAGAGTGCGAGTTGCCACCGAGCCATTAGCGTCCGTAACGTGACCAAGGCCGTCAGTGGTGACGTTGATGTCTATGTCGGATACCACAGTGGCGCCTGTCAGCGCTCCGGTGTCTACGCTAAAGTCGTCTCCGGGATGTGTGGGGTGCGTGTATACGGTATCAGTGTCAGTCGAAGAAATTGTTCCATTCGCCGCAATAGTAACATTTGTCCCGGCTGTCAGCGCTGCGACCACGTTGGTGGTGTCGGTGACGTCCGCTGAAGTCTCGATGCCTGCCAACTTCGTCTCTTCGGCAGTCGTGTACGAAGCCGTCGTTGCCGCGAGGACTGCAGAGTATGCCTGCACGTTAGTCCCGATAACCAGCCCTAGATTTGTGCGTGAGGCGGCAGCATCAGATACGTCAGACAGATTGTTGGCAGCGAGCAAGGCGCCAGACAGTGAGGCGTAAGCCGCAACCCATGAGCTGCCTTCATACACCTTCATTACATCGTCAGTCGTATTAAAATATAATGCGCCAGCCACAAGAGCATCGCCATCATTATCGACTGTGGGGTCGGCGGATTTCTGACCTAAGTAGCGGTCGTCGAAGCTATCCAGAGCAGCCAGAGCCGCGTCCTTAGACGCAGAAGCGGACGATGCAGAAGTCGCGGCGGAGGTGGCCGATGTAGCCGCCTCGCCAGCTTCGGTCGTTGCTATGCCGGCCTGCGTCGTCGCCGTTGAAGCAGATGCCGCCGCATTTGTCTCTGCGGTCTCCGCAGCAACTTTTGCAACGCCGGCGGCGACATTTGACACTTCCGATGCCGTGGCGCTAACAGCACTAGCCGCGGCGCTCGCTGCGCTCTCGGTTGCTTTGGTGGTCGCTGCAGTCTCGGAGCCAGATGCCGCCGTCGCGCTGGCCGCGGCCGCCGTGGCAGACGTCGCAGCGGCTGTCTTTGAAGCCTCGGCTGCCTCGGAGAAGTTTTCTACGTTGTCCGCCTCGGTGGGCGAACTCATTCCGGCGTCTTGGGTCCAAATAGTCGTTGCCATTATCGAGGTATCCTCATTGAAAGTGGCCCAGACACAACAGCGCTCTCAGTCTCAGAGTTTAGCGCCTCGATGCCGGATGCGTATAAGCTGCCCCAAACTGCCAGCCGGCTGTCTTCGCCGAGGTATGGGGCGGAGTGCTTTAGGGCTCCATAGAGCAAAAGGTCCGGAGCATATTCCAGAAGCCAGTTAGATGGCGCTGCGTCGGTCAGAGCCGGCGTCTGTGCAAGGTACGTCACTTCGACAACATATGCCTGATCTGGGACCGGATACAGCTCGATCTGATTTGAATTTAGACGCATGTACCGCGGCTTACCAGTAGTGGTGGTGGCTGCGCGAAGACTTTGAAGTTCCGACGCGGACACTGACGAAATCAAGCCGCCTCCGGCGTGCTGCACGCTGTTGATGCGGAGCCAGTCGGTAGGCAGGTTTTCGTACTGCTCGTTTACGCTAGTATTGATGCGCTTCTCCTGACGCCAGTGGCGCAAGTCGCGGGAAATTTCAGCCTCAGCAAGAGAAATGAATGTGCCCGTTTTCGACGTCAGGTCATCGCGATCTAAGAAGTCTGCAATGGATGTCTTTAGCTCCGCATAAGTTGTAATGCTCACAGTCTGCCGCCTCTCGTCCTAAACACGCGATTGTCGCCATCGTTCAGCCACTTCGCCAGTCGCTTGGGATCGTCTGCGATCCCTTCACGTTTGAGGCGATAATACACTGAAAGCGGCAGTGATGCCACCCTATTGAGTTTTTCGCCCCAGCGGTCATCCGCGCTATTGTATGCGCGCTTATTCGCGTCGACGATCTGATCCATCTCTTGGACAGTCTCGACGACATATTCTCCCTTGTCAGTAACGTGCCAGAACTTTTTTATCCCGGTTGCCATGTCTTCGCTGAAAAGTTTTTTCATTCACCCACTCCAAAGTAGATGGGGCGACCGAAGCCGCCCCGCCTTTATTATGACACGTTGAGGTCGAAGACGCCGCCGTGCGCTTTTTGTTGGGACACCTTG